TTAACAGAGAAAAGCATGGCATCCATCATTTCAAAAGGTTGAGTAAATTCAACCCCATTTAGAAAGATGCCCCTTGACCAGTCAGCTTCAACAGCAAGCATAGCATCAGATATATAGCCATCAATAATGTCATCATCAAACACAAATGGTTCTTCTGTATCTCCGATTCTTCGTCTAACCATACCTCTAAGCTCAAAAAGTTCTACTGGCATATTGCTCAACTCCTTTATAAAATAGTTATATTATAATATTAGATTATGACAATTCTTTAATTCGTTGTTTTAATAGGTCTAACTTCTTTCCTGCGATACCTAATTCAGTTGCTAGTTCAAGGTATCCTTCAACAACATCTACATTATCAATCTCTTGTAACTGTGCTTCGATTTTCTTCCAGTGTTGCTCTAAGAAATCTTTTTTAATAGATTCTTCTGTAAAGCTCTTTTCAACCTCAACAGATTTACCTGCTTGTGTTTCGTTAACTTCAATCAATCCGTTAAAAATAGTGTGTTCACCATTCTCTGAGTCAACTTGCTTGACACTCAAATTTGAGTTTTCTTTAGGTTTGTCTTCAACAATATCGAAGCTAATTTCTGCTTTACCATGACTATAAAGAATTTCAATAGCTTTTAGTGTATCTTGGTTTGCACCAATCGGATTAATTGTTGTTGAATCCCCATGTGGTAGTGATAACAGATTAGAGACTATCCTTCCACCAGAAATGTTTTTTACCATAAATTTCTCTTCATAAATTCTTTTAATATTCATTTTCCTCACCTGTCCTTTTTATTATTAACCTGCATATGGTGTCCAACCACTTGCATTTTGTCCGTAAATATTTACTCGATTATTGCCTTCTTGATAAAGCTCTGTCCAGTCAATCGTTGCAGTTATCTGAGTTCCTGCTGTTACAGAACCTCCACTGTCTGCAACAGTTCCTGTGTTGTAGGATGAACCTAAGACATTAACAGTCCACGCAGTTACATTGGTATCAAATGTAAATGTAACAACAGATTGGTTCATACCGACTTCATCGCTTATTTTCGTCTTTGTGATACTGATAATTGAAACAACTGGTGTTGAAGATGGTTGTGCTTGTGTTGCTATTGAGTATGTATTGGGGCTCGATTTGCCATTAGCAGTATCTACACAAATGAACTTATATGCATAGCTAGTGCTTGGGCTTAATCCAGTATCTGTGAAAGAAGTTGATTTGTAATTATCCTTTATCAAAACATTATCCCTATAAATCTCTATATAGCTAAAATATGTGTCTGTTGGATTAGTCCAGTTCAAAGTCACAGAGTCTTTTGTGCTAGTTGCTGAGATATTTGTAACGCTAGCAGGTGGACTTGTATTAAATAATAATGTTTGTGGTGGTGGAACGATTGCATAATCCCATCTTACAGCACCAATTGCTACGGTAGTCTTCGTACCAGTTCCTGCTACCGAGCCATCAACTTGTAACTCAACATTTGCACCACTTATAGTAGCGAGCGAGCTTGCATCCCAATTATAAGTAAAAACGGACCCTGGATTTGCATTGGATGTTACTGTATTTGCACTTCCAGTGGTTTTCAATGTTCCACTTTCATAAAGTTTAAGTGTTGCTGTTGGGTTTGCAGTTGTACCAGTGGTTTTCTTTGCGTTAATTGTAAATGTTTGTAATCCTGCACCTGTTGCTAGATTTCTAGGAGGTGTTGGAAATGACACTCTTAAAACAACTGCACTACCAGTAGAAGTTGGTGTTGCGTAGTTAGCATCTGGGGAGCTTGGATTATCACTAAGGTTGGCAACTGTTGCCCCTGTTAAGTTAGTTGCAGTCAATACTCCATCCAGTGTAACAAATCCATTAACAGGAGAGTTGCGATACAGCTCATAAGTATCTGACCATATTGATGTAGTCCCCAATGAGTTTATTGCCCTTACTCTCCAAAAGTTATCACCAGCAGTTAGACCAGTTGCAGTTACTGTATGTGTATTATTAGAAGCTTGAAATAAGCTTGAATATGTTACTGGTGAAGTAAAATTAACATTTGATGAGACTTGAAATTCGAGCTTGACATCGTTTCCATTAGTGTCTATGCCAATTGCAGATAAACTCTGGCTACTTGAGGTCACGACTGTACCACTAGAAGGTGCTCTGGACTTAACAACAGGGTCAGAAGCATTTGTAATTTTAAAAGACCTAGTGGCTGTATATCCAGATAGGAGTCCTCCACTGTCTTTTGCTTTTGCTCGCCAGTAGTAAGTTCCATTAGTTCCTATTCCATTGCTCGTAACTGTTGCAGTGCCAGAAGGGGCAACAGCAGACGATGTAACCGTAGTGACTCCAGTTGCGAATGTTTGGTCTGTTGAGTATTCAACCACCAAGGAGACCGTATCACTAGTCGGTTCTGCATCATTAACTGTCGCACTAAATGTTACTGTTTGCCCATTTGAAGCATAGCCATCAGTGGGGGATATGTTTGTCGGCAAATTCGGTGCTACTGTTGTATTCTGAATATTCACCTCGAAATCGAGTGCGTAGAGATATGATTGTTCGTGCATAACACTAGAATCTTTGCCACCATAAAAGTAGACCGACATATTTGCACACGAAGGGTCAAAGCTACCTTGTGGAATAGTAAAATATTGGTATCCGAAAGTGGAAGGTATAAAGGAAGAACCTATCTGAGAACCATTTTGCCATACCTCAAATGATGTAGTTATGCTAGCAGTCTCAACATTTACTCTTAGTTTTAAGTCACCTGTTATTGATTGAGAAGGAGCTTGCATAGATACTTGAATATTCCAAGTGCTAAGATTACTCGCACATGTGACAGAAGTTGCATCATTTCCTGCCGATGGGTCATTCTGCAAGTATTCCACAAGAGCAGAAGGGTCTAAGTTAGAACTTGATAATATGCTTATTGGTTTTAAATATATTAGTGACATTTACTCACCCCACATTCTATACGAATGCTACTTTAAATGAATCCCTTTTCAGAGAAGGGCTTCCTGCTATTTCTCCATACCATTCATAATAAAGTTTTCCTTTTGCATCCATTGGTATTACATAATCATAGAACCAACTTCCTATTGTATCGTTATTAGATTGAGTTAATAAAATTGATGATAGCTCTTGATACGATTGATTGTATATTTTTACTCTTACTAAGCTTGGATTTGTTTCTTTACCAGTAAAATCCTTAAAAATGCATTTCAGCCTAACTGTATTACCGACTTGATAGGTGTTTTCCATTTTTATCACCTCTTCTAATCCTAGATTTTAGATGTGCTCATTGATAATTCTCTTGTTGTGTTTGATGTTAGGTTTTCTCTTGTTTCTATTGAAGTCAATATTGCACTATTACTTATTGATAGGCTTAGCCCATTGCCCATACTGCTTGAGCTAATCTCTGGGATACGAACACTGCTTGACAATTCTACACCTTGGATAGATAGTGAATCTTCTAAATTTAGTCTCAAATAACTTAGAGAAGGAATTATCCTAATTACTTTTGAAACTAATGCAGATGTGTTATTAACTTCGTCTTTAACCTTGGCATAGAACGTAACAATTCCATCATCAAAGTTTGACAATGTTAACCCACCAACATACTCGTTTGTGTTGTATTGAAATATGAAATCGTGCCTTACTCCATATTGGTCAATTATATAAAACTCTTGGAAACCATCAGACAAAGTTTCGTTTGCAGTTACAGAAATCTCCATTTCTGCATCTTTCGTTGTATAGCTTGGTGCGTACACCTCTATATGTGGTTGAGTAGTATCAAGCTCTAATGTGAAAAAATTTGCCACTATCTCACCTTCCTTCTGTTAAAAAAATCCTGCTGACAAATAAGCCAACAGGATAGTATCATCAAGCCGACCATTGACCTGCTTGGTTCTTAACAAATACTTTAACGATTTTTCCACCATCACCTGCACTAGCTGTTTCTAAGTCAGCACCTTTGATTGTTACTGTCATTGGTGAGTTAGCAGAGAAGTTTCCACCAGATGCACTAGTATTAGTAGAGCCATCAGTTGTTGGGATAATAACTCCTGTTGTGTTATCAGCGCCACTTGCAGATACCACCTTAACTTTATAATCAGTAAATATTTGGTCAGATTGGAAGCTGAATGAAGCAATATTTTTACCAGATTGTTTAGAAATCTTGCTCACATCAGGACCACTAATTGTTACAGTTGGTAATGTTGTATTTAAAATGATTGATTTTGAAGCTTGTGCAGATGAGTTGCTTACATCATCAATAATTTTTAAATAAATAACCTTATTACCATCTGATGCCGATAATTGTAATTGCTTAGATGTTGAATATGTAATCGGAAGTGCATCAGCTTCTAATGTAGTTGATGCGCCACTGTTTATTAAACCGTTTGACTTTGCCCAAGCAAGGTCTAAATCTCCCCATATTTTCATTTGATAACCAGTTGTAGTAGAGTCACTTGTTGTAATTGTTGCATTAACAAGTACTTGTGTAGCATACTGTGCACCAGATTCTAGAACTATCGAGGGATTAGAAGGGCCTGTTGTATCTAATGTTAGCGTAAAATAATTAGCCATCTATTTTCACTCCTTTTCAAAGAAAATGCCCACCACCCTACTAAGGGGAAGTGGGCTTAGTGTCCTTGCTTATTATTATAATATAGTTATATTATAAATTATAATAATACTGAATACATCATTGCTTTTTTATCTAATACAGCGAAACCAATTTCCTCATAAGCGATAACACCTGCACGAAGACGATTGATTGCATCTGGCTTGTCAAAAGAAGTAATGTTTGTACGAATTGGCATTACACCAAATTTAGAAGTATCAAATAAGAATATCTCTTTATCACCTAAAGTGCGTAATTCGTGTAAGCGAACATCCCAGATTGAATTTAATCCACCTGCTTGGAAGATTTCTCTTTGAGTAACAGGGTCAATACTAGTATTCGCCCAATTACGGATTTCTTTTGCACAACGAGGTGATACATATACATCAGTTGGCTCATAACCATAAACTGCACGCATTTCTGTAATCATGTCATTGAATACTGTTTTAGAAAGTTTATTATCAGTTGCAGTGAAAGTGTTTCCTGCATAAATAGCACCACGAATTGTAGCCCAACCAGATAACTCTTCTGCACGAATGAATGACTCTGCTAATTTTTCTAATGCACGCTCAACGATATTGAAACGACCATCACGAACAAATGTAAGTTTCCACTCTACTGAGTTAGATACTTCAAATGTTGGAACGATAACGCTGTCTCCAACTACTAGGTTTTGAGGTACTGCACCTAATCGTGGCATTACAACAGCAGTCTCAATATCATTTAAGTCTACTGGATACTCTGCAAGTGCTCCCGCAGGTAATTCGTCTACATAGAAAATGTCACGAACACTTGTTTGTGGAGCAACATTCTTTAAGATTGGTAACGACAAGCTAGAAGCGAATGCTACACGAATCTCAGCATCATCTGCTGTTGCTTTAAAATCTTCAATAAATTTGTTTAAATCTTGTCCTGCTAAAGCTTTATTTTCTTCATTGTTATATGCTAAAGAAATTTTGTACATGAATTTTTCCCTCCATCTCTCAATTAATTAATTATAGGTTAGCACCTAAACGGATACGAACTTGAGTTCCTGCGTTACCTGCTGTTTCAGCAACTGCAACTACTGCACCAGTACCTGCTGTTTTTGTAAACTTACCACCTGCACCACAGTATAATTTGTCACCAACAACAACATTGTCTAAAATTTGGTCAGTGTAGTATAAGCCAGTACCGAAGTACACACCCACTTTTTCTCCAACTTTAGCTTTTGCTGTTACAGATGTTAATTTGTAGTCATCAGTACCAACTGCAACTACATCTTGAGCTACGATACCGTAAGCTGTATCATTAGCACCAGTTACTACAACAGTATCAACAGCACCTGCTTTTAACTTAACTAATTGTCCTGCTACCATAGGAGCATCTGCTTTTAAAAATGCTGATAAATTACCTTCGTAAATTGCTTTTAACATTGTGTATTTCCTCCCTCAAAAATTATTTTCTCAAGTGTCCAAATGGCACATGATTTTTAACTTCTGTTTCCATATTTAGTGAAGCAACAGATTTGTCTTCAATTTCCACTTCAACTTCTTCAACGCTAGAAGCTACTGGTGTTACTAACTCAGCCAATAAAGATTTATAATCTTCAAAGTCTTCATCAGACATTGCAGAGATTTTCGCTTGTTCTTTTGACAATCTTTCTTCTGAGAAGCTTACGCCTAACTCATCTAAAGAAGCCATACGAGTAGCTAATTTTTCTGCTTTCTCTAACTCTTCTGCTTTAGCAACAAAATCGCCTAACTTTTCAGATAAAGAAGTGATTTCACTATCCTTAGCTTCTAACTGTTCCTTAAATAATGCGATTTGCTTATTTAACTCTTCGATTGAAGCCTTTGCTTCGTTAAGTTCTTCGTTTACAACCTCTTCAACTGCAACTTCTTCTGCAACAACAGGCTCAGTTTTTACTTCCTCTTGTTCGTTTGCTTTCGCAATTTCAGTTTCGTTTTCTAAAACATTTTCTTTGTTAGCATCCATTTCTGAATCGCTCCTTTCATCATCGTTACTAGCTTCGATATACATTACCTTTACCTTGCTAATTGATTCCATATCTAGCTGAACTACATCGCCATCAACAGAGTAGTTGATTCGGTATAGCGAACTAAATGAAGCATTCTCATTAGTATCAATACCTTCGATTTCAGCTATAATATAATTATCATATATATCTTTAATGTAATAATGAACATAGGTATCATCATTACTGTTAAAGTACTTCCATAGTATTTCATCAATTCTTGATAGGATAGATTTGTAACCAATATCTTTTGAAGCTAATGCTTTGCCATATAAGTATTCAGTGCTTACACTAGCAACTGTATCTAGCAAGCTCTCTAGCTCAGAACCTATCTCAGAAACTAAAGATTCTTTATTAATCTCTTCGGCTTGGAACTTAGCAACTATCTTAGTCTTAGAGTCATCCATAGCCTTTACAATTTTAGCAACTGTAATAGCATTTTCAGCTCTTTCTTTCTCGTCACTAGCAATTGCTGTATTGTCACTAGTGTCAATTGGTGCTTCCTCATCTTTTTTCTTAGCAACTGCCAAGAAAACAGCTTCTTTGTCAGCAGGGTTTTTAACAACCCCAACACCACCAAAGATTACATCTGTGAAAATACGATATACTTTTTGACCCATATATTCTCTGCCTACATAAGAATCTAAGTTTAGTACTTGTGCAGATTCAGAGTCATATAGATTATCTCCATATTTGTAAGAAGCATCTTTGTAATAACATTCCATAGACAGTCTTAGCTCACCAGTTGAAGCTTTTGTCTTAACCTCTTCTGCCAGTTCTGGGTAAATGAATTTCCAAATGACACCTATTGCTTCAATATATCCACGACCATTTGGGTCTTCCTTGTACTGACTTTCTAAGATAGTACCAATCATCGGTTGACCATGTTCCCAATTTACTGGTTTGTGCCTAGGAGTATATTGTGCTTTTGCTAGAACTTCATTTGTGAAAGTGTCACCATTACCATTAGCTCCTTCATGAGCCATGATGAATCGTATGTACATCAAATCTGGGTCTAATTGAGGAATCTCATCTTGGTATCCTGCTAAGGATTTCTTTACATCCTCAAAGGTAAGATGTTCAACTTTATCAATTCCAATAGACAATGATTTATCCAATTTTTTCACCACCTTAAATAAACTCTACTGTACAGCGACAGTTTGGGTGAGTCCTTGGAGGAACTTCTGTTATCTTGAAGACTTGTCCATGAAGACCTGCACACACACCACATGTTTTTTCATCAAGGTTAGAAACCCATCTTGCAGATGTGAAGCCTTGCTCACTTCCAACTCCAATATCCATTGTCCTTCTAGACTCGAATGCGTTTTCAGTCGCCATCATCTTTACTCTATATTTGTTTGATGAGAATACTTGACTGATTGAATCGACTAAATTTTCAGTTGTAGTGTTAGCACTAAGCTTTTCTGCAATATCAAACGACAATTTATCAACATAAGAATTTGCAGTCAAAATTCTGTTTTTCTTAGACTCTTGTAAACTGTTAGAGAAATTAGCATCTAATCTTGTTACTTCATTTTGGCAAATAGAATCAATGAATTGCTCATTAATTTGTTTTAATGAAGCCAAGAAGCCAATTACTGAACCGAATAGAAAAGCCTTGTCTAAACTATCATTATTTGACACTAGCTCTTGAAAATTTTGTTGAATGGTTTCATAGGCATTTAATAACTCAAACTCATATTCTTCGTCTAGATTATTAGAATATGCCATTGCATAGCCTGCTTTGGCTTTTGGAGCATTTCCAGAGTTTTGTTCTGGTGATGTAGTCCTTTTCTTGTAGCCATTTGGATTCTGTCCAGTAGGTTTTCCATTATTAGGAGCAGTATTTCCACCTTGGAATGGTTGCTCTGGTGGCATAAAGTATTTATGGTTAGCTTGATTTCTCTTTTTAGTCTCAAGGATACTTTCGTAATCTCTACCAGTTTCTTTGATAATATCTTCCTCATCAAGAAGTCCTCTGTCGTATAATGCGATTAATACATCACGAATGTAGTTGTCTTCTCTTAGGTTCATTTTGTTAAATCGAATTGTAGGATTAGTCTCTAAATTATTTGCATCGGCAATGTTTTTGTACTCGGTTTCTAGCCAACGAACAACTTTATCCCTTGCATTTTCCAATCTTTCGATTAACGATAGAATTGAAACCCATGCAGTTGAAAAGTTTGAGCCTTGACCATCAATGAGCACTCGGCTAACACCAAGACCAGATAGAATATCATCATTTACTTGTTTGTATTTATCTTGATTAAGAGTCTCAATACCTTCTGGCTTATGGAATGTTACATTTAATGTGTGATTCCAAAATACTGTATATGCTTTACTTGGTGTTTGAAATAGCTCTGCAATTGCAGTTAAATCATCATCACTTGCAGGGTATTCATCATTACCAACAGTTACTGTTACTAATTGGTTTAATAATCCATCAATTGTAGACATATCCATTTGTCTTAATTTTTGCTTATACATAATAGGCTCAAATACTCTTTCCAAGAAAGGTGTTGCATATCTTTCGTATGGCTGTTTCTTTCTTGTGATTCGAGTAATTAAGTCTTGGTTTAAGTCTAGGAATGTTTCGCCAGACCTAACAGCTTTTAATATGTCGTCTGGTACTGACTTGACAATTCTTGGGTCATTTTTCTTTATACCTTGAACAATGTCATCGTTAATTCTTAAACGAATAATTTGTTGGTTTGAAAGTAAGCTTCCTTGAACATAAACATTCATTGGATTTAAAATTGTGTATCCAGAAGGGAATTTATAGGATTTTGAAGATGATTTCTTACCTCTGCCTTTTGTTGTGGTTTTTACTTCGAGGTCTTTATCATTTTTGTAGATAGTTACATTTCCAGAGCGATAATATTCTAGAAATATCTGTTCTAATGTTTCGTTGATATTGATTTGCTTTCCCCACTCATCAAAGATTTTCTTTACCTCTTTGTTGTCACATTCGTTAACAAAGCCACTCGCACTAAAATCAACCATTAGGTCAATCGTTGTACCGATAATTGGCTCTTTGAAATATAGCTCAGTCGCTAAACTGATTTTTTCGTGAGGGTCAGTTGGAGTTTTTAGAGCAGTAGTATAAGGGGTATTCGTGGAGTTTAATGAAGTATTAGTAGTTTCATATCTGCTTTTAACAGAACCTTTTGCAATATTGTTTTCTAACTTAAAGTCAATATCATTATCTGTCATTGCTTTAAAATAAGTATCTAAAGAATCTGTTGCAACACTGAATGTTACTTGTTTTCTTCCGTTTCCTAAATCAACCTTACTTATAATGTTGTCGTTATTTTCCAAATCCATCACCTTCCTTACTTTTATATTTACCTTTTTATTTGGATTTTTCCGTTATCCAAGTACAGAGTTTCTTCTGAAACCCCTAGCCAGTGATTTAACTGGTGCACTTCCCCAATCCCTTTGCAATTCCCTAGCTCCTTGACAAGCTAACAAGAATGCAGAATATCTATCTTTCTTCATTCTTTGTTTTGGCGTATCAAAGTGTAGCATACCAGACTTTAATGGAGTTGGAACAATTGTCATTGTTTCTGACACCATTTCATTAATTTCTTTCATGATGTCCTCTAACTGCTCTTCGTGTGAAGGTGCTGAAACTGGAATAATAACTTTGTTTTTCTCTAAATCTGCACGCAAGTCATAGTTCATTGTGTTGATGTATTGAGCATTAAACACTTGCATTTTCAGAATCCTTTCACCATTTAAATACATTTGTTCCTCGTCATCCATGTCAATAATAGCAGGGTCTGTTCTCCAAACTCCTTGCTCTCCATCAAACCAAGCGTATTCTTCTGCAAGTAAGTCTTTGATAGTGTGACCTCCACCACCATTATCCATATGCAATCTTACTACTTTCCCACCATTTGAGTTGTACGCTCTTAATTTTGCTCTGATAAACTCATGCATCTCTGGGAATGTTTTTCTATTTAGTGAATAACACGCAACGATTTTATTAGGTGCTCCAAGTTTTAAAACAACAAGTGCAAAGTTGTCACCAGTACGAGCAGGGTCAATTCCAAATACATATTCACTACCTTTTGTTCCTTCACTCTCGATAATAACTGATTGTTTCTTTGCGCCATTAATAAGTTGTGCAGGGAAAAATCCATCACTATCTGGTGGAAATAGGCACAGATACTCCATATCATATTGAAGCTTTGTTAATGTTGACTTAGCTTCTTTGATAATCGCTTCATCCATCCATCCTTCTGGCATATCATCTACTGTGTAAATGTGTAAGCCATAAGCAGGGTCGTACTCTGGACTATCTGGGTCTGTTCTGTCACTATACGCCATGTATTTATCGTACAAATGATTAAATTGATAATAAGCAGAACTAGCCATTACCAAATGGTTCTTTCTTCCACTTGTATCAAATGGGTCTTGGCGAGTATTCATCATTGGCAGGATAGACAT